GCACCGCCCAGGTGTTGGTGACCAGCGTCCCCTCCACCTTGTGGCGCAGCTGGTAGCCGAAGGCCGCCGAGCGCCGGCCGTGCCGCTCCTGGGGGATGGTCAGCTTGCCCCCCTGCCACTCCGACGCCGTGAAGGCCACCGAGGCGGCGGTGGACAGGTCCCCGAAGGCATCGTTGATCTGTTTGGCGGCCCGCTGGGCGGCGTTGACCTGTTCCGCGAGGTAGTTGTACCCGTGCTGCGGGGAGAGCCCCGCCTCGGTCCCGCCGGGGGTGACCACCTGCTCCAGCACCCAGTCGGTGGGGAGGTCGGCGGGCAGGTTCTCTTTCACCGGCTTCTCAGCCATTCGCGTTCCCTCCCTCCTGGATTGGGATGATGTGGGACAGCCGGGTGGGTCCCCGCAGGACGATGTCCACCTCGGCCCGGGTGAGGACCGTACCGGAGGCGTCCAGCAGCTCCAGCGAGGTGATGTGGGGCACGTCCTCCATCTGGACGAAATACTCCACCGCCACGCTCTGGCCGCCGGCCTCCTTCACCTCAAAGTCCTCGATGAGCTTTGTGCCGTTGACCCGCGCCCGGGCGATGTCTCCGGCGGTAAACTCCGCCACGCCCTCCAGCAGGGCGGGCTGGATCTGGCCCTGTGCGTCCGTGACCAGCACCTCCTCCTCCATTTGGCCGAAGGGGTGGACGCCCAGCGCCCAGGCCCCCAGCTTGTAGTGATAGATGAGCCCGCTCATGCGGACCTCCTGCCGCAGCGTGATGGCCGCGGTGAAGTCGTAGAGAAACAGGTAGTCGAACTCCAGATGAGCGGGCTTGACCTCGTTGATGGTGTGGGTGAGGTCGGTGAGCTCCGGAGGCTGGCTGCGGATGCGGGAAAAGACCACGGTGAAGTGGTACCGCTCCGCCTCCTCCCGCACGCTCACCTGGGCGTCCACATAGGACGACGCGGAGGAGCGGATGAGCTCCACCGTGGTGGTGCCCCGGCCCCGGAGCTTGGCCTTGACGCGGGCGCGCCGGGCCTCGTGGGAGAGGGTGGCGTCCACCGGCAGGCCGCACCAGCTCTCCCACCAGGCAAGGCCCCAGGTGGCGGTGTCCACCCAGAGCTGCCGGAGGAGGTCCTCCCGGTCCTCCCACAGCGCCTCCATCTGGGTGCCGATGGCCCGCTCCAGCTCGACCACCGGGGTACTGTTCTGATAGTAGCCGGGCAGCGATTCGATGAGGGGCCTCATGCGGTGACTGTCACCTCCCCCAGGACGGGCACGGAAGCGGCGGGGATGGACAGGTTGGCCGTGCCGCCGTTGAGGGTGAGAGAGCTGAAGTCCTCCACCCCGTCCAGGTTGAGGAGCATGGCCAGGAGCCGGTTATAGAGCATGGTGTAGGGCTGGTCCTCCTCCGGCCCGTAGTAGATCCGGCTGAACTTGGCGTCGATGAGGGTGCGGCGGTAGGCGTCCAGCTGCCCGGTCAGGGCCTCCTCCACCTGGGAGGCAGACACCCCGCTGAGCGTGACCTGGGCGGCCACGGTGATCTCCAGGGTCTGGGCGGCGTCCACCGTCACCGCCGCGCCGATGGGGCGGCTCTCCTCCACGTGGGCGCGGACGGCCTCCACCATCTCCTCCGACGCCGGCGCGCCGGTGCTGTCCACCAGGGTGAGCCCCACTGTGCCGGGGCCCTGGGCCAGCTCCACCACCTTGGCCCAGCCCACGCCCTCCACCTCCAGGCACCACTGCTGGTACTGGTAGCCGTTGCCGCTGGTGGGGGGCCGCTGCACCCGCTCCTGGATGCGCTCCAGGAGGGCCGCGTCGCTCTCGGGGTCGGTGCCGCCCTGGGCGGCCTCGTTTTGGTAGGAGGCGAGGCCGGTGAGGTTCACATACATCCGGTCGATGGTCCCCGCGTCCACGTTGTAGGCGCTCCCCACCGCCTGGGCCTGGAGCTGTCCGGAGCCGGTGCCGCCGCTCCCCAGGGTCACGGTCTCCTGAAGGGCGAAGGCCAGCCCCCCGGCGGCGAGGAACACCGTCCCGGCGGGGATCACCAGGCCGCCCTTCCCGGTGAAGGCCATGGTGCAGCGGGCATAGGTCCCGGCGCGGCGGGTGATGGCGTAATACTGCTCCCCCACCTGGTCGATGTACGCCCCGCAGCTCTCGTCCGGGAAGAGCATGTCCGGCACGGCGTCCAGGGACATGTAGCACTGGCTCAGCTGCTCGGCCACCGGGCCGGTCACGCCGTCGGCAAAGCCCCCGGCCAGGGCGGAGAGGCCCATCCCCGCCCGGATCTCCCCCAGCATGGCGGCCTTGATGGCCTCGGGGGTCTTGTTCTCATACATGGATGGTCTCCTTTCCGTACACCGTGGTCAGCGCCACCTCCATGCGGAGGGTGGAGCCGTCGAAGCCGGTCACGCTGGCCCGGGCGGCGGTGATGTAGGGGCAGACGGTGAGGGCCTCCTGGACGTAGCGCACCGCCTCGCTGAGGCGGGTGTCCTGGCGGTAGTTCTGTCCGGTGAGAGCCAGCAGCTCGCAGCCGTAGTCCCAGGTAAACACGCTCCAGCGGTACCGCTCGGTCATCACGGCCCGCCAGGCCCAGCTCTTCACCGCCTCCAGCCCGGAGACGATCACAGGCTCCCCGCCGGAAAAGCGGGGCACCCCGGCGTCGTAGTCCATGGCCACGTCGGTGTAGAGGGGCAGCTCCTCCTCCGGCTCGCTGCCGGTGAAGAAGGGAAAGAGGGTTTTCATTGCCATACCGCCTTTCGGAGGATGTAGTAGTCCTGTTGGTCGGCGCTCACCAGCACCAGCAGGGTGTCCCCGGCGCGCAGGAGGCCGTCGGAGCCGTCGTCCTCGGTCCAGGTGTAGGAGAGCTCCGGCGGCACGTGGACCCCCTCACGGTCCAGGGAGAGGCCCAGGCAGGTCACCAGCAGCTCCCCTCGCCCGGCCCGCTCCACCGTGCCGAAGGTCCAGCCCCCCAGGGCCTGACCCGTCCCGGACGGACGCAGCACCGCGCCCAGGGCGGCATACAGGTCGCTCATGTCACATCACTCCCCGCAGTGGTCTCGTTCATGAGGTTCCGGAAATTGAGCTCCAGCCGGCAGAAATACTGCCCGTTCTTGAAGGTGTGGGTGTCGCTGTCGATCCAGCACAGCCCCGCCGCGCCGGTGCGGTTGGCCCGGAGCACCACGGCGTTGCCGCTGATGAGCCCGGCATGGCCCAGGCACTCCACGGTCATGGTCTGCTGGAGCCCGTGGTCCTCCAGCCAGGCCTGGGCCTCGGCCCCGGCGTCCTCCCCGGAGCGCTGGGTGAGGACGTGCTGGAACTGGCCGAATTGGGCCACGCTCTCCTCGTCCCGCACGGTGCGGATGAGCTGTCCGGCGTCGGAGTAAATCGCCACCGCGTTCTGGAGGGAGGAGATGTCCTCGGTGATGCGCAGGGTCTGGAGGTTCTTCTCCGGCGCGATCTCCAGGGTGGCGGCGGTGGGCTTCTCCACCACCTCCAGCGCCCCGGCGCCGGTGAAGCGGGCCAGGTAGCGACGGCCGTTCTGCTCCCCGGCCAGGGTGTAGAGGGTGTCCACGATCTTGCTGAGGGCCACGCCGGGGAATTTGCGGCTCACCGCCGCCCCGGAGGCCAGGGCCCCCACCGGGATGGAGAAGTCGGCGCACAGGGCGGCCACGGCCCGCTCCGGGGTGACGGCGGAGAACTGATACCAGCCCTCGTTATTGGCCAGAAACCGCCCCCGGTCCAGGGCGGTGATGGAGGTGGTCACGCCGTCGGTGGCCTTGTCCCGGGTGACGATGTGGCCCAGAAAGACCGCCTCCCCGCCGATGGTGAGGCGCAGCTCGCTGCCCAGCTCGCAGGGGAGCTCCGGGAGGTTTTTGTCGTTGGGGGTAATGAGCTCGGCCTCGATCTGGCGGGAGACCCGGCGGATGCTCCCCGACCAGGTCAGGGTGGACACCCGCTGCGTGACGTCGGTCCCCGTCCCGCCCGGCGGGGTGATGGTCAGTCGATAGTCGGCCATAGCTCCCTCCTTACGGCAGCTCGCCCCGGGGCGGGATCTGGAGGACCTGGCCGGGGTAGATGAGGTTGGCGTTTTTGATCTGGTTGTGGGAGGCCAGCGCCGTGGCCAGCGTCCCGTCGCCGTAGAATTTCCGGGCGATGGCCCAGAGGGTGTCGCCGCTCTGGACGGTGGTCACCCGAGCCGTGGACGCGCCGGTGGCGCTGTCCCGGGTGGTCGCGGCGGAGGCGGAGCCCTGGGCGGGCAGCGCGGGGGTGTCGGGCCGCCGGTACTGCCGCAGGGTGATGTCGGCGTAGAGGTCGTTGGTGCCGTCCTGCTCCCGGTAGGTGACCCCCTCCAGCAGCACGGCGGCGTTGACCGGCGTGTCGCTCACCAAAAAGCGCAGCACCGTCCCCTTGTCGGTCCACTGCTCCAGCTGCTCCAGGTAGACCCAGGGGTTGGTCCCGGCTCCCGGAGAGAGGAAGGGATAGTCGTGGGCGGGCAGGATGCAGTCGGTGAGGGTGGTGGAGCCCATCTTGGTGCCGCCGAAGAAGTTGAGGTCCCCCAGCTGGTCCACCGTCACGGTCTCGATGGCGGCCTCGTGGGGCCACTGGTAGGAGGACGGGGTGACGGGGAGCACCAGCTCCACCCCGGCGCTCTCGTCCAGGAGGGTGATGTATCGCTTCATCGCACACCTCCCTGGGCAGCCAGCTCGGCCCGGCGGAGGATGGCGGCGGCCACGGCGTCGATGTCGCTCTCCTGGCGGACGATGAACTGGTTGCCGGTGACGGTCACCGACCCGAAGGCGCCGCCCTGGCGGTCCATGGCCCGGGCCTCCCGGGCGGTGAGGACCCGCTCTCCCTGGTGGAGGATGGCGGCGTAATTGTCATAGGGCACCCGATTGAGGCCGAAGGCATTGGAAGATGCAGGGCCTCCGGACCGGGAAGAGCCGAACCACTCCAGATGCTCCAGCAGGGACTTGCCGCCGCTGACGAAGTCATCCCAGGAATAGGTGGCCCCGTCGGAGCCGGACATCCCGGACCGGGACGCGCCCAGCTCCTCCAGATCCGAGAGGAACGGAGAGGCCATGATGGCGGCGTTGAGGCCCTTGCTGTACTGCTGGCCCTTCCGGTACCCGGCGTCCCAATAGGCGTCGTCGGTCTGGGCGTTCTCCCGGATGGCCTCGGCCAGGGCCAGCTCAGACTCCAGGGCCAGCTGGGCGCCCTCGCTTTTGTTGTACTCGCCCATTCCGTCAATCTTGGCCTGCATGATGAGCCGCCCCATCTCGGCGGCGTCTCCCTGGGCCTCGGCGCTCTGGTACTCGTCGGAGCTCATCATGGCCTCGATGGCCTCCCGCTGATAGCGCTCCTTCTCGTTCTCCAGCTCGGCCTGCCAGGCGCCGATGGCCCGGTTGGCCTCCTCCATGGCCCCGCTGTTCAGCCAGTCGATCTGCTCCTCCATGCCCTCTTTTCGGGCGGCGTTGTAGCCCTCGCCGTAGGCGTTGTTGAGCTCGGTCTCGGCGTCGGCCAGGGTGGAGCTGAGGCCCTCAAAGGTAGTGGACATCTGCTCCATGGCCCCGCTGTACGCCTCCTCCATGCCCTGCTGGAGGATGTTGGCGGCCGTCTTGCCGTTGATCTCGCCCTTGGAGATCATGTCGTAGATCTCTCCCTGGGTCTTGCCCAGGGCCTCGGAGAGCATCCCGATGGCGTCCACGCCCCGGTCCTGGAAGATGTTAAGGTACTCCAGGGTGGCCTTGCCGGAGGAGTTCATCCGGCTCATGGCCCGGGCCATTTCGGTCATGTCGGAGGCGGTGACGCCCACGGCGCTGCCCGCGTCGCCGATGGCCTCCATCAGCTCCAGCATCCGCTCCGGCGAGTCGCCGAAGCCGGTGGCCAGGGCCCGGGACATGTCGGTGAGGTCGCTATACTCCATGGGGGTGGAGGCGGCCATGTCCCGCAGGTCGCTGAGGTACTGGTCGCCCACGCCCTCGCCCAGCAGGCGGTTGAAGGCGATGGCATCCAGCTCCCGCTGGGCGGCGGTGTCCGAGCCGGAGGAGATGGCCTCGCTCTGTTCGGAGATCTGGCCCTCCACGGCCTCCTGGACGTAGCTGCTGAAGGCCTCGCTGCGGGAGGAAAAGACCTGGCTCAGCCCGCTGCCCACTCCCAGGGCCCCGCCAATGGCCGCACCTGCGGCAGCTCCAGGCGCACCGGCCAGAGAGCCGATGGCCGCGCCGGAGATGGCCCCGGACAAGCCGGAGGAGATGAGCCCGCCGGCGGCGGAGCCGTAGGTGGAGGAGATGAGGGTGTTGGCGATCTCCTGGGCGGTGTCGCCGGCCATCTGGCCCAGGCCGGCCGTGCCCAGGGCGTCCAGCAGATAGGTCTCCCCTCCCCCGCCGCTCCGGGCAGCCCGGTTGTCCAGCTTGCTGATGGCCCCGGTGGCCGCCTCCAGGTCCTTGGTGGTCTGGCGCACCTGGCGGCTCACCAGGTCGTACTGCTGGCGGATGTTCTCCAGGTTTTCCTCCGCCTGGCTCCAGTCGGCCTTGGCCGCCTGCCGCTCCGCCTCGGTGGCACTCTCGCCCAGATCCCGGTACGCCTGTCTGGTTTTCTTCAACTCGATCTGCGCCGCGTTCATATCAATACGAAGGCTCGCCTTGGAGTTGCTCAGGTTATAGAGTTCTTTTTGCAGGCCCACGACGTCCGTCCGAAAGGCTGTCATACTATTCTTCATCGCGACAACCGCAGCGGAAAGATTGTCCTGAACGCTCATGGCCACACTGGCGTCAACCGGCATTATCTTCCCTCCTCTCTCCGCCGTTTGTCATGGATCAGCATGGCACAGACCGCGGCGCGCTCCCCCGGGGGGCGGCGGAAAAAGTCCCCGGGGAAGACGCCGTACTGGAGCAGCAGCCGCTGGGCCGCCGCCAGGTCTGTGTCATGGTCTAGTTTTTTTCCAGGTCCTCCAGGGCGTCCTGGATGGCCTTGCCGGACAGGTCCTCCTCCACGTCCAGCACCGCGCCGGGGGCGTAGCCGTTGAGCCGGTCCAGCCGGCGGACCAGGGCGGTCACCTCGCCGGGCCGCAGCAGCTTTTTCAGGGCGTCCACCGGGGTGGGACAGCCCATGTGCTCCCGATACCAGGCCTTGTCCCGGAAATTGGGCTCCACCGCGCTGGAGAGGAGGTAGTGGAGGTTGCTGTCCTCCACGCCCCGCAGGCTGGTGAGCTTGTCATAGGGCAGCTCCTTCAGCTGGATCTCCAGCCCCAGGCGGGCCACCCGCACACGGGTGGTCTCCGGCTCACCCGGCTGGATGTCCAGCAGGGTGCGAACAGTCTCTTTTTTCATGGCTCCTCCTTACTGCACCGGGATCATGTCCAGGTACTCATAGCGGGTGAAGGTGAAAGGCACCGTGACCTTGCCCATGGTGGCGGCCTGCCAGTCGGCCAGGGTCAGGTCGGTGAACTGCACGCCGTAATAGGCCACCCGCTCCGCGCCCGCGCTGTCCGGGTCGGCCAGCTTGGTGATGATGGTACACTCGGGCACCACGCCGTCCTGGATGCTCTGCATCCGCTGGGCCATGCCGCTGTCGGCCTTGTAGAGCATCAGGGAGCCGGAGCCCTTGCCGCTGGTGGGCTTGTAGGCCTCCATGAACTGGCCGCACAGGTTGACGGTCTCGCTGTTGATCTCCACCTTGGCCTGGGCGCCGTAGCACTCCGCCAGGCGTTCGCCGTCGAGCCACACCGAGCCGTAGGTGCCGTTGATGATGCGCTTGGCGCTGTCGATGGTCCTTGCCACGTTCTCGCTCCTCTCTTACAGGTTGTTGAAGGTCAGCTCAAAGTCCTCCATGGCGTCCACCAGGCGGCCGCCGCACTTGAGGAACACCCAGGAGCCGGTCTGGTACTCCAGCACCTGCTGCTCGGTCATGGAGGAGGTGTCCACCCCCTGGCTGCTCAGCCACTGGAGCTGGCGGTCATAGTCCACCCGGGCGTAGCTCTCGCCGGCGGCCAGGACGCCGGCCCCCTCCAGATAGCGGAAGTAGTCGGTGATGGCGGTGACCAGGAGCTGCTTGTTGTCATAGGTGTTCGGGTAGCGGCCCAGGTAGCTGTCCTCGATGGTGGTGCGCAGGTAGTAGGTGATGAGGTCCATGCCCTCCACCACCTTGATCTTGCACCAGTCCTCCTTGCCGTTCTGGGGGATGGTGGTCAGGGAATTGACGGCCCGGGCGATCTTGGCCTTGAGGCCGTCGTGGAGGAGGATGAGCTTGCCGTTCTGGATGGCCTGGGCCTGCTCCTCGGCGGTGCGGGGGGTGACGGCGGTGAGCTCGGTGAGGGGGGCGTAGGTGGCGCTCATGCCCATGGGGATGCCCGCCAGCACACCGGCCAGGCGGGGGCAGTACGCCGCCGCCGTCACTTTGCCCTCGGCGTCGGTGAGGCCGGTCTCGTCCAGCTCGATGATGCCCATGTCGTCGCTGCCCGCCGTTTTCCAGGGCTTGACCAGCTTCACGGTGCGGTAGGCCGCCCGCTGGGCCTTGACCCACTCCACCAGCTTGGCGCTCTCCTCGTCGGTCAGGTCGGTGGGACCGGCCAGGTAGTCGATGGAATACTGCTCGATGGCCTTCAGGCCACCCTCCAGGGCGGTGGTGTCCTCAGTGCCGGGGGCGATGACCACCAGGATCACCAGGCTGGGGCCGCCCCGGTCGGTGCCCTGGAAGGCCTGCTCCACGATCTTCTTGTTCCCCTCCCCCAGTCCGGCGGGGATGAGGGCGGTGCTGCTCAGGAGGTGGACCCCCTGGGCGGAGGAATCCCGGACGAAGAGGGCCACATAGCCCTTTTTGCTGCGGTTGGCCGCCTGCTGGGCCGCCGCCTCGAAGGCGATCTTCAGCACCGGCAGGCCGATGGTGGTTGCCATAACATCACTCCTTTGTGGTCACGGTGAGCTGATAGTCCTCCATGCGGGGCACCCCGGCGCTCACCGGGTCGTCGGGGTCCTCCAGGTCATGCCAGCCCGGCCGCTGGTCCATCCAGGACGCGGAGAAGCGCACATAGGCCGTCCCGGGCCCCGGGGACGGGGCGGAGAGGTCCAGCACGATGTGCCGGTCCCCCACCGCCAGGGACGGGCCGCCGAAGCGGGCGAGCACCGCCGCCTGGTCCTCCCGCAGCGCCTCGGTGCTCTCGGTGGAATAGGCGTCGGTGGCGGCGCGCAGCTCCAGCTCGGCCTCCAGGGTCCACTCCACCAGCCCCAGGGCGGCGTCGGTGAACTCCGCCTCGGTCACGTAGAGGAAGCCGGAGGGCCGGTGGAAGTCCGCCGGGCAGTAATCCCGGTAGAGCATCCGCTCCGGCCACAGTGCGGCCAGCGCCGCGGCGATGGCCTCCATCACATCCACATAGGTCACAGCTTCCCCTCCAATCCGTCCACGATCTCCTCCAGCAGCCCCGCCAGCTTCTCCGGCGGCACACCCCTCTGGAGCGCCTCCCGGGCGCTCTGGTAAAACCACTGTCCCGGCACAGCCGCCACATGGATGCGGGGGCGATACCGGTAGCCCTTGGCCGTGCCGCCCCGGGGCCTTCCGTGCTTGTGGCCGCCCTCGATGGCGTTGGTGACATAGCCCACGGCGTAGCGCTTGCCGCTCTTGGTGGTCTGGTAGGTGTCCGCCAGGGGCCGCACGGCCACATAGCCGCCGCCGCTGCCCTGGTGGGGGGCCTGCCATCCGGCCACCTTGCCGGTGCCGCCGATGCGGCCCCGCACGTCGGACAGGAGCTCCTCTCCCAGGCTCTCCAGGAGCTTGCGCTTGGAGGCCGGGAACTGCCGGAGCAGGTGGTCCCAGCTCTGAAGGAGCCGGTCCAGGTCCTCGGTGCCCACGCTGGTGGCCATCAGACGTCCCTCCTCCACACGATCTCGTACTCGTTTTTCCACTCGTCCAGGATGTGGGGCGCCTTTACCTGGTACTCCGCCTGGGCCGGGCCCTCCTGGACCGTCACCAGGTCCCCCGCTTTCAGCGCGATGACCTTGGGCGTAACCAGCACGAAGCAGCTCTCCACCTGGGCGTAGGTCTCCTGGGGCTCGTGGCGGGCGTATTTCTCGGTGAGCACGGCCGGGAAGGTCAGGTCCAGCACCTGGTTGGGGACCGGCCGCCCGGCCTGGCCCACGGTCTCCTGGGTGCGCTGGGCACGGCACCGCACCACCGCCACCAGCGCGGCGGACACGTCCAAGTGGCCCCGCCCCCGCTGGGTGATGGCAGTGAGGAACAGGTGCCGCTCCCCCCAGCGCAGGGCGTTGTGAAGGGTGAGGGACTGCCGCCGGATCACGACGGCAGCGTCCCGGGCGCCCACGCCCACCTTGCTGAACAGGTTCGTCTTGGCGGTCTGTTCCACCTGGGCCCAAGCGGTGCGGAGGGGGACCCACTCCCAGACGCCGCTCCCGGTCTCCCGCAGCTCCAGCACCTTGAGGGGCTGGTTTAATTTCCCGGCGTCGATGTGGCCGTCCATGCTCACTCCTCCTCCCCTGCCGGCTCGGTGAGCTTCAGCTGGGTCAGCATCCGCCGGAAGGCCGGATTGTCATTGACGATGGTGCCGGTGATGGTAGCGTCTCTCAGATCAAAGTCCCGCAGGACCATGAAGTTCACGCACAGGTCATAGAGCGCCCGGCGGGAGGTGCCCTCGGCGGGCTTCGCCACTCCGGCGTTTGCCATGTACTCCTCAGCGGCAGAATGCAACCCCTCCAGCACCAGCAGCTCCTCGGCGCTGGGCTCCTCAATGCGGCAGTAGGCCAGCAGCGCCGCCCGCTCGCTCTCGGTCAGGGCCATGGATTAGCCCCCGGCGGGCGTGACGGCCACCACGAAGCCCTTGTCCACCACCAGATTGCCGCCCACCATGGCGTCGCCCAGAATGGTAATCATCCGCTCCACGCCCTTGATGGACTCGTCCACCCGGATGGTGTACTCACCGAACAGACCCACCTCGTAGTTCATGGGGTCACCATAGACCAGGGTCTGGGTCTGGGCCTCCGCACCGGTGTGGGCGGTGAGGAACGAGTTGATGGCGTACGGGATCATGGTGCCGCCGTCCTTGATGAGGCCGCGGTTGGGGTTGCCGCCCTCCGGGGTGATCTCAAAGACCCGCTTCTTGTCGCTGCCCCGGATCTTGCCCAGGGCCAGCAGGTCCTTCTTGTTGCAGTACAGCCGGGCATTGGCGCCGATGGTCTCGTCGCCGCCATAGGAGAAGAACAGCTCCGTGAGCAGGTTCTCGTCCACCGTGCCCGCCAGTTCCAGCTTGGCGAAGATCTCCGCGCCGGCCAGATTCTTGGCGTTCTTGATGCCGAACATGTCGGGGCTGCCCTGGCCGTCGCCGTTGACGATGAGCTCGGAGAGCTTCCGGCGCATGGCGCGCATGGCCATGGAGCGGATCTTCTCGTAGTAGTTGGCCGGGCTCAGGCGGGAGATGTTGCGGTCCACGTAGGTGGTGACATTCAGCTCATAGGGCGCGATCTTGGCCACGCCGAAGGTGGGGTCCGTGGAGGCCGCGCGGGCGGTGCCGGCGTTGGTGCTCACCTTGCCGCCCTTGGCGTCCAGCTCGGTGATGACATAGGGCTCCAGATAGGCGCTCATACCGGTGAGGTCCTGGACGTAGACCTCGTCCACGATGGAGCTGACCACGTTGCCCAGGGGGTCCCGGATGTTGCCGCCGGCGCCGGTGGGCTGGACGATGGTGCCGGTGGCCAGGGTGGTCTGCTTGCTGGCCTGGTACACGTCCCGGATGGTCTCCGCGGCCGAGAACTTCACCTCCATACCCTTCTGGAGGATCTCCGCCCGCTCCAGGGCCTTCTCGTGCTCCTCCCTGCGGTCCGGGATCTTCTCCAGGAACTTGCGGTCCTGCTCCTGCACCAGCTGCTCCAGGTCCTGGATGTCCGCGTTCAGGTTGGTCACCTGCTCCATCTTGGCGCGGTACTCCTCCCGCTTGCCCTCCTTCAGCAGGGCCTCGGCGCCCTCCAGGAGCGTGGTGCGCTGGGACTTCAGGTCGTTGAGTTTCCGTCTCATGTGCTTCCCTCCAAATCAGAATCGGTTTTTTTCCAGCTCCAGCAGGGCCTGGTCCTGCCAGGGCTCCGGCCCGGCGGGCGGAGTGGGCTCCGCGCCGCCGTAGCGCTTGCTCTTGATGATGCCGGCGTCCGGCTGTGCGGGGACGGCCACCAGAGACACCTCGTAGACGTCGGCGGCCCCCTCCAGATCAAAGTGGCAGGCCTGCCCCTGGTAGATCTGGCCGCCCCGGTGCTCACACACCCGCAGGCGGTTGTCCTTGCCGCAGACCGAGCAGACGGCCCGCTTCACGGCCACGCCCACGCTGCACTCCCGCAGCAGGCCCGCCTCGATGGCGGCGATGGTGTCGGCATTGCCCCGCAGCCTGGGCATGTAGCACCGCAGCACCAGCTGCTTCCCCCCGGGTACGCCGGGCATGTCCTCCACCGCGGCGGCGTAGACCCGGGCGGTCTGGCTCCCGGCACTCCACTGGTGGTCCATCAGAACCGGGCGGCCGGTAAACAGCCGGGCAAAGTCCTCCAGGGTCTGCTCGGGGAAGCGCTCAAAATCCCGGTCCACCTGGTCGTTGCAGGCGGCCAGGCGGAAGGTGAACACCTCCTCCGCCGAGAGAGGCCGCAGGGACTGGGCGTTGATGAGGGACAGCTCGCCCTCGTCGGTGTCGGCCTTCCGCAGCTGTGCGTATTTTCGGATCGGTTCCATTCGTTTCACTCCAAAGGCTCCTCCTTCCGGGCCCGCAGGCGGCTCAGTTCCGCCCAGTCCCTCAGGGGCACATAGTTCAGGGAGGCCCGCCGCTCGTCCCCTCCGGGCACGTCCGGCATGTCCTCCAGGGCCATGATGTCATTGACCGAAAATCCGCCGATCTCGGTCATCGTGCGGTACCAGTCGCCCCGGGCGGCAGTATCGCCCCGCAGCTCGGCCATGAGGTTGATGCGGATCTCCAGGCCGGCGTCCACCTGAGAGAGGCTCAGCAGCTTCCACGTCTGCTCCTCCTCGTACTGGGTGACGATGGGGTGCAGGGTGCCCACCACGTACTCGATGGCGTTCTGCTCATTGGAGCCGTAGGCCTGTTTGCCCTCCTGGAGCTTGTAGAGGGGGACGCCGAAATACCGGGCGATGTCCCGGATGGAGACCTCCTTGCTCTCGATGAACTGGGCGTCGGCGTTGCTGGCGCTCAGGGGCTTGTAGTCCAGCCCGTAGTCCAGGATGGCGATGCGGTGGGCATTGCCGGAGCCGCCGTGGACCCGCTCCCACTCCCGGCGGAGCAGGTCCTTTTTGGCGATTTTCTTCCCCGGGTTCTTGGGATCGTCGGTCTTTCCGCTCAGGTCGGTGTCGGTGCGCAGCACGCCGGAGGGCTTGCCTCCGTTTTCGTAGTAGGCGCGCTCATACCCTTGCTGCGCCCGGGCGGAGGCAATGACCTCGCCGGCCCGGCGGAGGACTGCCACGCCCTTCAGGCCGTCCCGGGTGGCCCCCTTGTAGTGGCACACATCCTCGTTGGGCAGCACCATGGGCTCCCCGGTCCACGGGTGGGTCACGGTGTACCACACGCGCCCACCGGTGTCCATCCACGGCTCCACCAGGTTCCCGGGCACCGGGATCAGCTCCCGGACCCGCCCGGTACGGCTGTCCCGGATGATCCAGTCGTAGCCGTTCCCGCTGACCAGACGGCTGGTCTCCAGCACCTTCTTGCGGATGACGGGGGTCATGGCCTCATTGGGCCGGACATTCAGCAGTGTGAGCAGCGGGTCCTTCCTCCGCTCCCGGGTGTTGGTGTCCATGATGTAGCACGGCAGCTTTCCCATGGAGTCGCTCAGGATCTCGATGCAGCGGTCCACGGCGGAGAGTTTGCGGGCGAAGGTCTCGCCGGTCTCGGTACCGCCCACAGGGTAGCCGGCGGACACCAGCGTGTCCACCGTGACCGATTTGCGTGTCGTGGGAGCCCTGGCCACCGCCCGGATGCCTCTTGCGATGCTCACACGTCCTCACCTCCCAGCGCGTCCAGCACGCCGGCCACCAGGAGAAAGATACCGGCGGCGATGCACCCGGCGGGCCGGCAGAGGAGCCCCACCCCCAGGGACACCAGGGCGGCGCCCGCGCCGAGGCACACCCGCCCAAAGAGATGCGTTCCTTCCTTCACATGATCCTCCTACAAGGTAAAATCCGGTGACGCCAGGGCGTCCGCCAGATCCGGTTTATGTTCCGACTTGACCATGGCGGTGGCCATGGCGATGATCCAGGCCACGGTCATGTCGATGCGCCCGGTGCTTTTATTCTTCATGGGCTTCAGATTTTCGTTGCCGTCCACGTAGCACCGTACGTTTCCGAAGCACCAGCGGGCGGTGGTGTTGTGCTCGTGGAGCATCTGGTGCAGCC